GTACTGAAAAATGGCCATGCCCGGTGTTACCCGGACATGCACCAAGTGCACCAACGTGGTGGCACGTGTCTTGTTTTTATTTGTAAACTCCCTGGTCTCCTCTTACCCACCATAGTGTGGGTAAGCATATCCAAGAAGAACTGACTCACGTCCATTCCTCCACATCTCACAGCTAATAAAAGCCATGACACACTATGGTGATCTTTCTTTATAAGTTGCGCACCTTATAAATAAAGATGCGCTAAAACAGTATAAACGCCCTGTGTCCCAGAGCATGAGGGATAACCCCACGACCCGGGCAGCACAAAGCGCAGACCAAGTTCTTTTTATCCGTAAAGTGGAAGGGTAATACGAACCCTGCCCCCGAAGGTGCACTACCACGCTACTCCGTTTCCGGAAACGGGTGGTACCGTTTTTGTTGATGGCCATAAAACAACTGCTGGTGGCCCTATAAATTGAGCCAATCTGGCGTCATCCGCAGCTGCGCGCCCATAAAGGATGCGCCTCTGTTCACCGCTTGCATTCCTAATCCTAAAAGAAGTTTGAGTATCAGATACTCTATAATCATAAGGACCTCCATCAGTGGTAACAAAATCCTGGGTGGTTCCCCAAAATTGACCTGATAAAGTAGCTGAAAGCGGTATGCGAATCCACTTAGAGTAAGTAGGAATCACAGCCTTGAAAAAGCTCAAAGCCTCTGGCAAATTGACAGCAGAGTAATAATTCAAACCCTTGTTGTACAAATTGCCAAAACCTGTAACCACCGATCCAGCGTCATTTGCCTTATTAGAGACCGTAATAGTAACATCACTGGAGGCACCTCCATCCACAAAAAGTGTGGACATTGTACCTCCATTACCAAAAGCATACATACGGGCTAATCTGGAGGACTTCGCCCCAAAGAAAGCGCGCGTGTAATTATTTGGCATAGGAACAACCATTGATATCACATTATACTTAAACCATGGTGTAAATACGTACTCAACAGTTGTCAAGTCGTTAACATCAATGGTAGCATAATCTGGCACCATAATTACCTGTTTAATGCTATTAAAACGCTCACCAATAACCAATTGACTAGTATCAGGCTTTTCCTCAATTCCACCCAACCCATCCTGTAAACGGGCCGTAGGACCTGTCCCAATACCATCTAATAAAGACGGACAAATGCAAGCCAGCTCAAAGCCAGGCATAGCTGATACAAAAACTGCAAAATCTATGCTAGTAGATGCGGTAGCAGGCGTTACCAAACCGTTAACAACATGCATGGTGAAACTACCAATGGAAGAGTTGAATGAAGTATATTCTATAGGCGAAACATAAGGCACAATAAATTCAAAATCACTACCATCACGCAAATCAACTATAGTAGAAAACCCTTGGGGTTGCACTATATTACCGGACACAAAAGGTGTCCTAATAGTAGTTGATATAGCAGTGCTGGAAGGAGTTCTAACATATTGAGGAGTGTACGTCAATTGTACACGAGCCCCATGCATCTTCGTCTTAGCAAACTTTATCCTAAACTTAATGTCTCCACGCCACATCCTAAAGTTGTTTGCAACATACATCAACGTACTAGGCAAAAAGCAATTGACGGTAATAGGTCCAACATCAGGCATACCTATGTTACCATTGGGAGTTGGTGTTGTAGATACATCGCGATACCAAAATGAAGATGGCGAAACCTGAGTTCCATACAATAAAGTACCAGCCACTTGTGTAGTGGACATTGTACCCCTATATATGTAACTCTCTTTCGTCAAAACATAATCAAACGCCATGTGATCTTCATCATCACATCCCAGATCAGCAGTAACAGCCAATGTATTTCCCTGAAAAGGGCCAACAACAAAAGCATCAGAAGGTATGTCTATGTGAGTATCCCCAGCATAAACCGATCTCAAAACCCTGGTCGGTACATGGGACTCTACTGGTTTAGCGTAACCAAAGGCTTCCAAACCTTTAGAAGCACCCCTGAGAAACCACTCAGCTGTACCGCCAATGGCTGATAAACTAGGTATATACTTTGAATAACTAACAACATCAGCCACCTTACCAACTAAACCACTATACAAGCCGTGGCTTTTCTTCTCACTTGTGATCTTTGAATCCTTGTGAACAACAGGAACTGGCTTAGACTTCTTCGCACTATTGTCATGACTGGTGGGACCAGCCTGTAACACAGCTGTCGAAGTCTCAATCGGTGTGACACCAATCAAATCAATATCCTGCAATGACAAGTAAAGAACAAAAGTGGGATTGGCTTGACCAGCTATCACACGGACGTCAGTCAAATTTGTTATGCCTAACGTCCCATACTCCCAATCAATAGTGTCACTAACTGGTAAGTACTCATAATTTGAGACAAAAGGGACCTCCAAAGTGACCATTGTCTGTTCAGCAATATCTAAGAAGACATGCGGTAAGTTGACAGTCAATGGCCATTGGTTAACCCTCTTATCCCAAGCTGCACTTCCACTAGTGGCATATTGCCAATTGAGATTCAACAATCCTTGATGAAATGGTGTCGCATTCACTACTAATGTCCACACAAATTTTGCCCTAATACCAGCAACCCCCGATAAACGATTAGCTGCTGTAGGGCCCAAAAGTGTGGTTAAGCTAGTAGTGAAACCAACATCCTGCGTATACGTGTTCCCTGTACCAGTCGATATAGTACCGTTGAAAACGGCTCTAGGCCTACTAAGAAAATCCTTAATAGACTGATTATCATCAGTAGGAATCAACTGGTAAGAATCCTCGTACGTAGGAATCACCGCACATTTCGCGGCCTCAGACACAAAAGACGTCTGTCCTTGCACAATCTCTTCTGCTTGGTTAACATCTAAACTAACAAACGGATCGCAAACTTCAACGTCTGCTACATTATCATCTAAATCTTTATTAAGCTATCTACAAATAGTGCCGCAGCTCACGCAAACACTAACGAACGCTACTCCTCTCTCTTAAAGACTGAGTAGTTGTCTACCAATTCCCTAGCCGGTAGCGTTATTTATGTGCAAATGGGAATCTTATTTAAAACCAGACATCAAATCTGGTCTTCACATGCTCCCGTGCTTGTTCTCTGGTAACAAACGGGATTTTCAAACCATTGGCTCTTGCATAATCCAAATACTTCGGGGCATGACTGTCCCAAAATTCTCGATCATGCAGAGCCATTTCACACAGCGCATGTTCTATGCGTCGGGCCACATCGCCCCACATATCCTTCTTGTTCTTAAACCAATAAGGCTCATACAGGAAGGAATTGGGATCAAGTGGACCAACCCACGCATAGTTCCTTACATTCAAACGCACGCCAAAACGAGCCTTTGGTCTAATTAAGGCCTCATCTGGATCATCATCACGGACAAACTTCCTCTTAAGGAAGGTTATCTGTTCGATATCCGTATAGGGCCTTAGTTGACCATCTTTGCTCCCTGACGTGTACTCTAAACCAAAAGCTTTCATAGCTTCGGCTGTTGTCACTTGATTAAATTTCTCAGCAACCTCATCAGAGACGGCAGTTATATTGTCGTCTCCAAAGGTGTTGCAAAAGCATTCATCCCAAAAATCCAACCGGGATGTTGTCAAGTGATAACAACCGACAATGGTGATAAGGGAATACATGGAATTCACAATAGTGGTCAATGGATGACCACTAGGTAAAGACTTGTTCCACTGCACGACGTGGTTAAGCTGGGAACCCAGCCCAACCACGTGGCGCGAATGAATCAAATCCAACCAAAGCACTCTGCGAATAACGTCATGCTGAGGTCGCCAACAAGGAGACGCCTTGTACCACTCCTGGATATACTTCAATATCGCATTAGTGATCCAAGGCTGCTCACTTGCATCAAACCTCTTAAAATCTCCATCAAACATTTTGGTGCGACCCTTGTCAAGCATAGCAGCTGCAAGTTCGCCCCACTCTGTGTAATGGTTGATACCTGGCGACATTCCATTCTGAATACGACTAGCAAATGTGGCGGCAATAAATGCACCGAAATACATCCTCACCGCCAAACAATAGTCGAATTCAGTGCCGGATATCACTCGTGTCATGACATTTTCCACCTTGCGCAATGGACGTAACTCATCTTTGAGAAAATCCACGCACAAGTGTGTTCGTCTCACTCCAACCTCTGCATCAGAAATGATTTGGCAAACATCCTTGCGCACAACATCAAACTCGGGCCGAAACATAAAAGTCTCAATCCAATTATCGTCATGCCCAAGGAAATACCTCTTTCCTGGGTTCTTAGGGGTAACATACTCCCGATATTTGTAACCGGGACTCGTATTGGGGTTTATCCTCTTCAACTTAAGAGACTCTGGTGGTACCACAGCCTCTTCAAGCGTTAAGATACCCCTCCATGCACCCTCAGTGGCCTCCTTATGCTTAAGCATAGCCACTTCGACAACGGGATCAAGGGAACGAGTGGAATCATATAACAAATCACTTTGGTAAGCACGGGTGCCCTCCACCATGGGATACTTGACACCATCTTCAACCTTAACAGGCTTCAGGTGGGCAGGTAACGATGGTGAAGGGCCAAAAAGCGCTTCCTCTTGCACTGGACTGGGAATCAAAGCCGTCACATTAGCAATGTTAACAGACTTCTTAAGTTGACCTAAATAGATCATGGAACCGCCCACCAATCCTGAATCTTGCAACTTTGCAAGTTCAGCATCAGTGGGCTTTTCCAACTCTAAGTCCGTTGACATCACTACCTCGGGCTCAACATCAGCACCATCCAACCACTCTTTATGATTGGATACGCGGTGGTAATCCATCCGGTCACGATATGCACTTAGCTCACAAAAGAGACTCAAAACAGCCTCTTGTGTCAGCAAAGTGGCATACCCCTCTCGGGTGAACACCTTTGCGTGTCCAGCACTATGGAGACCAATGATGCATCGGCCTCCATAATGCCTGTTCTCAACAACAGACAGCAATCCACCGCAATCTCCTGCTTTTGTGGCTAGCTTGTATTTAACAAGCCCCACTAACTTGGTATTGCGGTTGCATTCAAGCTCATCAAGATACTCGACATGGCTAGTGTAATGTGTACACTTAGCCCTCTCAATCTTCTCCTTCCTACGCTTAATATCACACAGATCCAATCTGCAAGGCACATTGGTAGAACGTAGGAGGGACTTGATCTCGGATTCCTTGAGAAACAAATTCACAATGTTCTTGGATGACTTCAAGCCAGCCAAATCCATTGCAACCGCTGCTAAATCATGCGTGTCATGCATAACTATCTCCATCTCCAAGAAATGATCTACCAGCATATCCAATTTTAAATTAGACGTAGCATGGTAAAATCGCATCTTGGTTCCGGAGACAACATTCTCAAGAGCTTGGATGAAGTGCTTGTTGAAGACAAACACATGAGTTCCAACACAAATGAAGTGGCCTAAAACCACTCCTTCCTTATCATCACCTGGTTCAACCAGATGAACCTTGTAGACATTATCATAGATCTTGTCATAAGCCCCCTCCTGGGGGGGAACGCCAACTTGCAAAGTGGCGCCAGATCTATACCTAGCCTTACCAATGGAAGGGACATGAAAAGTAGTGTTGGATACAGTGGGTTTCACTGACCCTTCACCACTCTGCATTTCCTTCTTGGTAGGCCTAATACCTACAAACTTCATCAATGTCTCAAACAAAGATGATGATCCAGATACAATGGATTTAACCAACTTGAAACCAAGAGCAAGAACTCCGACAACCCCAGCAGAAACTAGAGCGGTCTTCAAAAGGGCAGATCTGGATGTCCATGATGACACCCATTCCATCAAAACGTCCTTCAGTTTCATACACTTCTCTCTAAACTTCTGCATGTGGGACACAGCTGGTTCAAATTCCATAGGGGATATCTCATCCGCCATGGAAGGAACTGGCTGATAGTCAGCAAAGTTAAATCTTAAAGACTTCAACATCTTCTCATAAGCCTCATTAGACACTGGAATATCAATAACCGATGTGGATGGCTTCAAGCCTTCCACCAACGACTTATACTCCTCATCAGTGCCATCCTGGAGCTTAATGTCAAACTTCGCCTTGGACATGATAGTGGTCCAATCATCAAAGGTCTTCATCTCACGTTCGTGACTCTTACGACGTTTGTGCATGTCCTCAGCCATATCAAGAACTACCTGTCGCATACCAGGCTCGTACTTGTGAGTGGTGATTTGGGAATTATCATACCCGTGTGGGTAGATATCCCAGGCGTGCCACGGCACAACGTCGATAATGTCATCAACACCGATGACTTGTCCTTCCTGAACTTTCTTAAGCAGCCTCGCAACATGCTCTTCTGTATACTCCTGGAACTTTTCATAGTCCAAGCGACCATAAGGTGTTTCCCACCCCTTAGCCACCTTGACCCAATATCCATACTGAATACGACGAACCAAAGCTGCTGGGCAGGTAATGAAACCTTCCCATTCAGCTTGTACATTCGCTGCATTCGTGGTAGACACAATCAAAGGAGTGTTTAGATGAAACTTGCCTTTCGAAACGACATCAGCAAAATTCAAAGGACAAGCAAAGTTCCCGACGGCCCTGATAGCTTGCATAGCTTCGCTATCAGGGTCGCCAGGCTTCGGTTTGACTTGAAACGCATCATCAATGACCAAGCACTTCTGGCCAACATAGCCATTCCAGTACTCGGTTGTACCTTTCTGCCAAATGTTGGCCAAAGCCTCCTTAGGCTCAACCTCACCTGACAACCACAAAACAATGGATGCCACAGATTTGATAAGACTAGTCTTACCAACTCCTGAAGCTCCTCCAAACTGTGCCCATACGGGCATAGCTCGGAGGTTATGTGAAGCATTCATGGCACCTTGATGTGGCTCTAAAGCCATACCAAGCTGCCCCGACATGTACTTCCATTTTTCCTGTAACTCGCGAGAATGCAAATGCTCATATAAACCAAACCCAAAGAGATAATGTTCTCTTATCTCCAAAAGCTTGGTTATGTTCACTTCTGCATTCTCAGCAAGATACTTTCTGTACTCATTGGATTTTGCGCACCATTTCACAAAGAGGTCATTCCTCTCGATAAACTTGACGCGCACATCCTCATCAGCGGCTCGCAACACAAAGTTAACAAGCCTCTCAAACAGATCAAGGGCACCCTCCATGAATTTGGAGATGCCATCTTTAGCTCGGGGAAAATTCGAGACTCGCTTCATAAATTCAGATGTAACATCGCCCATGTTTCTCGCGTTGGGCATCCAACACGTCAAAAACATAGCGACAACAGCACTCAAATCTTCATAGCCATCTTGAAGTTTAGGTTTAGTGATCAAATTAGTAACAGCTTGGACAACATCGGGAACAACAGCTCCCAGCAATCCAAGCATCACTGATACAATCATGGGTGCGTTAAAAGTCTCACACACCCACCAAACAAAAATGGCACATGCAACACGCTTGAGTACTGACCCTACGGAAGACAATTGTGCTACGAAGCCATGAAAAGCTTCGCGCAAATCATCAACCATAGAATTAGCACTTGCAGCAGTGTTTGCAGTAACATCAGCACTGCGCTGAATAGAGTTCGCAACCAAACGAACATCATCGACAAGACCATTCACATTATTTCCAATGCGAGCGGTTACAGTCTTCAACTCGTCAACTGCAACTCTAACATCGGAACCAACCCTATTGGTTGTCTCCTTAACGGTCGCAATCGCATCACTCATCCTGTTGCCAATACTGTTAACCTGCTTAGTTAAAGAATACGCAGTAGCAGTCATGGCAGCAGCAGCTCCAGCGGTTGCACCTACTACAAATTCGGTGCCAGCTTGGAGCTGTGGTCCAATCCCTTGGTCATTGTAAAAAGCCTTCATAGCTCGCTCGTTTGCACGGGCAACCTTGATCAATGCCTTGCCACGGATTTTCTTACCATCCATGGCACGAATTAACTGACGCGATCTACTCTTAATTGCAGATTGCAATCTCTGAATAGATTCGCGCCACTCGCGCTTTTCCTTCTTAGAAAGCAGCGCAAACTTACTACGCTGCTTCTTCGAACCATTACTCAAGGACTGAGATTTGTGCATCTCTGCAACCTTCTCAATTTTGGATTCAAGAGTGACATTTAGGGCAGTCACATACCTCAGTTTTGAAAGTGAAAAAGCCATAGGTGGTGCGATTGACGGCAATGCCGATGGGCCATAGAATGATAGGGAGCCATTCCTATCAAGCTTAGTTGACTTAAACCTGGTGTTTCAACCAGCCAACACCTTGCGTCAAAGGCGTATCGCTACGGGTTTGATATCCCGCTACGCAGTAGTATGCAAAAATAGTCATATGGCACTTCATCTAAATGCTCGAAGAGCTATCCAGCTCGCGTCTTAAACGTACAATTCGAACAAATGTCAAAAGATACCACTAACACATCCTGCAGCATCCACGCTAAAAGAATAGTCTGATTTAACGAAAATCAGCAACGAAAGAATTGCCCTCAACTGGGCTACCCTACTACGATACCTAATGTAGTCGGTCGGCACCGCAGTCAACACAGTCATGCGAACAGAAACTTTATTTATTTTAAAGCCTTCTAGCCGGCCAGCTCCTCCGCTTATCGATCGGGGCCTTTCGCCACTGTTCTCGCTCAGTGGAGCGGCAAATAAACAACCATGCATTTATTATGC